TTGGCTAAATGATGTTATTCTTTCTCCCAGATACAGTACGTCTGAATCTTGTCCGTATGCTGTAATAGATCCGCTATACTTTCCAAACTTATTACCTGTGTAATTCTCTATCATAAATCTGGCAAATCTCTCTGCCTCTGCCATTTCATGGAATGGCTTATAGTTAGAGTCTCCTACTTCACGACCAATATGTAGCTTTGTGTAGGCTTCTGAAATTGAAATATATGGAGTTACCACATTGTAGTAATCAATAGTTTGCATTGTATTGCCACCAACAGCATATGACCAAACTGCCTTGATTGTTTTATCTACTAGCAGGTGGTTATCCAGAATAGAGAATCCATAGTGACCGTCATCATCTAGCTCTGGTAGTGCAAATGCGTTAAATATCTGTACATCAGTGACCCCGTCATATATCGTTACTATCGGGTTTGAATCTGTTGCGCTTAACTCACCATCTTCATATACGTCTAAGTATATTTTTTGGGTCAGACCTGTGTATAACTCCATTTAAATCAGGAATAAAACTCCTGAACCTCCTTGGGTGTAGCCAGTCTGAATCCTTCTTGGCTATCAAAAATTTCTTGGGCTTTTGGTTCAGACATAACAATAAATGGATTTTCCTTTGTAAAGGTAAACTCATTAACATCGTATCTAGGATTCATTCGCTCCATTTTTACTAAAACTTGACCATCCGTTGGGGCTTCTGGGGCAGTCTTTACTACTCCAGGCGAAAGCTCTGGATCAACCTTATCAGCATTTGAAAACTTTTCATACATTTCAAAGCTTATGCCCTCTTCAGTAAGAAGTGCAATTAGGTCGGCTTTATTATTTGCAGTTTGGTGATCTACGGCGAAGGTTTCTGCTACCTTTTGAAGCTCCTCGAGCCTCAGATTATTGAAAGACATTAATTCTCCTCTCGTCTTTTCTTTACTAATTATAGCACCAAAAATGACTAAAGGGGAGCCCTTTCGGGCCCCCCAGTAGACTATTTAGTTTTTAAGGGTTGTTATGAAGAAACTTTTACGTTCTTAACCACAACAAAAGCCTCTGGATTCTCAATTGCACAACCTGTTCTGATGAACATGGTATATTCAATTGTGTCCTTCTTTGGCTTGAATTCACGGTAAACCTGAATTTCACGCTTTACACCAACAACAAAGTTGTTAGCGAAAGACAAGTGAATGTCTCCGTGTATTCCTGTTGCACCTGAGTAATCACCAGCACGAGTTTCATCGATTAGTGGTACCTCAACTACTGGTATACCAAATGCGAATGGAACTACGCCACCTGGAGCACCAGCTGGACCGTTAGGATTTCCACGAAGAATTGACGATGCAATGTCTTCTGGAGTTCCTCCTGCGCCAATTGTTGTTAGGTTGTATAGATAATCTTGCACTAGGTTTGAACCTGTGAAGAATCTTAACTCATTACGACGTTGCTTGTACTTACGTGGTAATGCCTTGATTGCGCTATTGAATACTGCCTTGCTGATTACTGCACCACCAGCGTTTACGACGTTAGCACTTGAAAGTGCTAGCGAACGGAAACCTGCGAATGCTGACATCAAACCAGAACCAGTTCCGAGACCGTTGATCAAAAGATCTTCGATGTCGTTTCCAGCCTGTGTTGCCATCAGACGTGCAATGTGATCTTCAAGATCAGCACCTTCGATATTATCTTCTAGTGCTTCGCTTGAAAGTTCCCAGTCAAGACGTAGTTTCTTTGTTGTTAAAGAAATCTTTGTGAATGTAACTGCTGCATTTGTAGCTGTGTCTGTAGACTCAGTTGCAACTGTCATCAATCTTGTACCAACACCGACCTTGTCAATATCAGCGGTGTTTGAACTCATACGAATAGTTCTGGCTGCACGGGCAAGTATTGTTGCATCAAACATGTAGTCGATGAAACGGTTAGATTGCTCTTTTGTTAGCAAACCTCCGCCACCTGCTCCAACGTCTGTTGTATCTACTACTTTTTGTAGGATATCGCTCATTATTTTATTTCACCTCCATCTTTTTTATAGATTTTATTAGTCAATGTTACGGACGCTGAGGAAATGCCCGCCCCACGTACTTTTTGTTATTTTAACATCTGACCCGTCCAGATCAGAAGACTTTTTTATTGCTGTATCACTTTCAACTCCATCAATACGTTTTTCAACGCTAGAGATGTGTGATTTTATATTGCTAACTGCTTGTTCAAGCTCATTATACTTATTTGTAATTTCAGCAATTTTTTCATCAACCTTTGTAGACAAGTTTGACACTGCCTGTGCGGTTGCTGTTTTTGTTATCTCTGCTGAGAAGAATGCTTTCATATTGTCCAACATTTTTGCAAAATCAGTTTCTTCAACTTCAACTTCAGAAATGTTAGCGGCCTCTTCTACTGCTGCAGGCTCTTCTACTGCTGGAGCTTCTGCTGCTTCTACTGCTGGTGCTTCCTCTGCATCAGCTGATTTAGCAAGCTCCGCTTCTGTTACTTCTTCAACTTCGGCTACTGCTTCTATATTGGTATCTTCTACTGTTGTAGTTTCTGCCACAGTAACACCTCCTTCGGTAGTTTCATTATTTTGCCCAGATTGTTTTTCAACAATGCTCTCAGGCAAAACTGCTCTTGAAGTTTTATAGGCCTCAAGAATTCTTGTTATCTCTAAAGATTTATTAGCGTCATTTGTTTCTACCCAACCTATTAGTTCTAAGTTGTTTTCTGATGTTGGTGATTTAAATTCTGATTCTGTCGATAGGAATATTGAGTCGTTTTCTTTATCATAAAAAACATTCTCTACCTTTACGTCTGTTGCAATTCCTTTATAAACGTTTCCGTCTGATGTTTTTTGAATTGATAATACATTTGATAATTGGTTTGCTGGGTTGTCTACAAGTGATAACTCTGTTAGATCGTAGTCCTTAATAATGCGGACTGTTTTTTCTAGCTCTGCAACAAATTCATTTTTTGCCTCTTTAACGTTTCCACCAATTGAAAATCCAGATAGTGTTCCGTCTAATACTTTTTCCCATGTGTCTTGTGCGCCCTTAGATACATAAACGTTTACGAATACTCCGTTATGCTCTTTTCCGCTTTGCTTATCGAATACTGTTTCTTTTCTAAATGAGACCATTTTACCAACAGCGAGTGGTTGGTGCATCTCACGAATATTTCCACGAAATCTTTCAAATGCTTTTGTTGATGCCTCTGATGAAACTATGTCCCCGTGTTGATCTATATTATCAAGGGTGGCGAATCCAGATACGATTCTGCGTTCTTTGTCTACCTTTGCGATAGGCATGGAGAGTTTTAATGAGTCTCCGTCTGAATACCAATTAGCTTTTTTTATTTCCATGGTGTACCTATTTTAGCAACGTTTTTATGAAAATACAAAATCAGGGCGTATTACGCCCTTCACCTTGAGGATTTCTTGCACCATCGTTTGAATCAGTTGCATTTGCTGTTCTCTGTTGATCTCTATTACGATTAGCAGTAGCCCTCGCTGTTTGATCAGCAGCCTGTTGTCCAGTTAACTGAACTGGGTCATCGCCACCAGATCTTCCAGCCATACCAAGTCTAGCACGAACTTCATTTGGAACAATGACCTTCATTCTCAGGTACCTTTCATCAATCTTTGATTGGGTATCCTCATCAGTTAAAGTTAGTTCATTAAACTTTAAAACAAAAGCGTCGGTAAGCTCGCCGATTAATCTATTTATTTTTTTCTCTAGATTTCTTTGTGCTGGTCTTGCAACCTGCTCTTTAAATGTTTTATCTGCATCCTTAGCAGCGGCAAGTGACACGCCTTCTGGCAGTCCTATCTTTGATACTGGAACTCTGTGTGCAATTAGAATTTCATCTCTGTTCATTTTTCTATAATTATTAAATGATGAATCCTGTACACCAGACTCTACGGCTTCCATTTTAAACTCTACTTTATTACCTTCGTCATCCGCTGGTAGTGGTATGTATAAAGATCTATGATTCTTTCCCTTTAAGTTTGTTTGGAAAAACTCTAATAGTTTTCTTTCTGCATCCCTACTTAAGGTTGCGCCCTTGACTGTAATAATATATCTAGGCACTGCTTTATTTTCAAAGTAGTCTAGGTTGAATCTTGAAGCAAACTCGTCTCCAGCTAATGCTGTTTTTGCTGGGATTACGTCTGGAACCCCATAAAATGAGTTGTTTGGCGTGTATTTTTTAATGTGTATAACTTCATTTGGTCTTGTGTCATCTCCAATTGGATTCTCTGTTTCTGAGTCCCCAAAATTTCTAAAGAATACAACTAGGTTGGATACTATCTGAACAAAGCCATCTCTCTGCTTACGAACACGCATTGTTCTTGCTGGAATATGACCAATGTATCCGATCTCTCCGTTTACTTTTCTACCAATTTCAATATACCCATTTCCAGTAGCCTCATAGTCAATATACACTCTGCTTAGAATTTCTGTAAAGGTATCTTCTTCGTTCATAGACTCTAACTGAACTGCTAGGTCTTCTTTTAATCTTTCTAATTTTTTTCTAAATCTTGAAAGGCTTTCTTGTGTTTCTGAAAGTTCAGAAATTCTATCCTTGGTTGCACGGGTTTCAACAAACTCGTAACCTAATCCAACTATGTTAGAAGCCTTGGCATTTATTGCTGCAAAGTGTGGGGATGATATTTCATATATCTGTGCTAAATAATCTTGGTTATATGGAGGTGTTACAACGTCTAATACGTCGTACCCCATAAGAAGCTCTGTTTCATTTCTTTTAGATGAAACACCCTCTTGGCCACGTTGAAACTTTTGTAAAAGTCTTGTGTTCTTGCGTTTAAAGTTTGGAGAGAATCCTCTATACTTTGAGATGTCATCTGCTTTTGCCTCAAAGGGATCGGTGGTAGTTTCTGAAGGTCTCTCTTGGAAAAAATCTCCAGATCAGACATTAGTCATTCCTCAAATTCTTTAAGCTATCTTTATACTCACCAATATCTAGTGGATCTGGAGTAAGCCCCCAGTTTAATCTTTGTATTTGCTCCTGATATTCTTCATCATTAATTTTTCTTTGACCAGATAAAAACTTTGCGCTACCAGTATGTATTCCATACCCTTTAACAACCTCTGTCAAAACATTAACTCTTGTTCTATCTCCCTTGAATCCTTGTATTGATAAATAGTTACCGTTGTCGTCTCCCACCCATCTACCGTCTGGCATTTCCCAGACAAAAACTCCTAGGGTTGTTTCTTCTACTACCGATGTTTTTAAATTCTTCATTAACCTATAATACCATCTTTTTCTATTAAGTGCCAGTAAATGACACCATACTGTGTAGTTTTAGGCTGTTTGCCAGGCTACTTGGTATGGGATAAGGCCAATATCTATTGAATTTAGGCTTACAGTGTCAGTAAATAGCTCTTCTTGTGGATATCCGACAAACATCTCGTACTCGTTTTCAATATCTGCGGAGTCTAAAACATAGGCAGCCATTGAAAATGCTCCTAGTGTTATGTTTAATTGATTTGCTCCAGCATCATCAGACCCTACATAAATATATTCTCCAGCGTTTATTTTTGATGTTGATGTTAAAGATATGTGTACCCAATCATCTATTATTGCCTTATTGTCAAATGTGCTCTGTCCATTTACATACATAGCTGAAAATCCTGGGTACTGCCATGCCGTTCCGTCCCAATAAAGGGATTTAGAACCAGATTCTAAAATATACTTTCCAGAAGTTAGAGCTTCATTAATTTTTAAAATCATTGTTATAGACTTTGTTCCGTCAAAACCATTTAAGTCTGAGTGTTTTGATTGAGACGGTATCTTTAAATATGAAGTTCCATTAAGCCATATACCCGCTTGATCAATTCTGTCTAATACCTCTACGTCGTCGTCAAAAATAACAGATTGATCTATATTCATAATCTGCGCTAGGTCTTCTCCATTTTCTGGAATGACCCGCTTCATCGAATCTGAATAAGCATAAAGTCCAATATTTGTTAAGATTGGTAGATCTGTTTCTGAATTATCAGTAGATAAACTAATAGTGATTTCATAATCTGTTACGGTATTGATAGCGGAGCTTGTGATCTGTGGCAGAATGCCCATCTTAGGCCATACAAGGCCGTTATTATAGGTTACGGAAAGGTTTTGGGAACTTCCTGTGTAGAAAGCTAAAGAACCCTCATACAGGGCTGCAGGGACGTATATGGACCCATTTACAGATGCATGCTGAGACCATGATAAATTGTTTTGTAATTTTAATATGTAGTCCGATGGCTGATTGTATAAAACATGACTAACTATTCCATTATAGTTAATATCAGACTTTATTGCTACCCAAGTTATTGGGCATTGAGCATATAAGGTGTTTGTTCTTCCTATATGTGCAAGGGTTATGTTATTGAAACTGGTTATTGATGAAAATATTGATGTTCCATTAAGGTATACCTTTAGGTCCCCCGTTTTGTTTTCTACTAAAAGTTCGTTCCACCCAGAAACTGGTGCTGTGCCAGATACTGTAGCAGACCCGTTATAATTTATTGTTAACTGATTAGAAGAATTAATCCAGGCAAATAGGGACTGGGAAGATTCTGAATTTTCTAGAGATAGGAGGCCTTTTTGAGGAGATACCGTGGAGTGGAAAAAGCTCATTGATATAGCAGTTCCACGCTCTATGAGTGCCACTATTTGAGATATGTCTAAATATTGATCTGAGCCAAGTGATAGCCCAGTCCTACTAGAGTTTGTAGAGTATACGGCTGATCCTGTTCCAGATATCGTATGGTCTGATATGTACTTTAGGGTTACGTTATTTTTTTCATTTACTATCGCATTTGTAAAACTAAAGTTAGTCCAGTTGTTTGTAAAGCTATACGCCTTCATACATTCAGAATTATTTGGTGAGTAAAAAAGCTGGTTATTGGAGTTAAAGTAATTTCTTTTTACTACAGTTCTTCTTGAAAGGTCTAGGTGATCCTGGGCCCGTGTTTGACTAATGTTATATTTATACAAGGCAACGGCATCTACCGTAAGCTTATAATCATCACTACCTATTGTCTTAAATATTGAATTTGTTAAAGAAAAGGAAAAGTCTGTATCAAGCACATCTGTGGTATTTGAAACAACATTCTCTCCATTAACTATCAATGAAATTCCGCCCTGTGAGTAGTTGGCGATAACGTGATATCTTCTGTTCCAGTCTGGAACCTGATAAGAAACATAATAGTTAACCTCTGGGTCTGGTCTAAAGTATATTTTATTTTTGTATAAGTAAATTCCATATGGGGCAAATATACTAGCATTTAATATTTGATCATATGTCTGAAAAGCATTAAGAACGGCAGTATATGTTGCAAAGTCTTCTATGATGTCTGTGTATGTTTGATACTGTGACATTGAGGATGACTGCACAATTGTTCTATTTCCAAACAGCACTATCTCGTTATTAAGGTATGAGGCATTTTCATTAAGTTTAAAATATAGCTCTACGGAGAATGTTTGTGACTCTTTACCCGCAGACCACATGCTTCCATTAGACCATGAAGTTCCTGATCCAGTAGCGCCTGGGCATGGATAATATATTTCTGCAGTAGAGTCTAACAATCTAGTTCCATACAATCCATTTGATACTAGTGGCATAGCTTTATCAAAGATTAAACCTACGTAGGCCCCATCATTTCCAACACCAGATGCCTCTTTAGCAATCCCAGAAGAAACCTGGTCATCTAATGGCCAAAAAGATACAGGGTCTTGTCCTAATATTACTTCTCTATAGCCCATCTTCTTCTCCATACTGTATATCTTCTAATTCCCAATTTTGTAATTCTTCATTCCACATGTATGCCCCACCATCATCAGGAAGTGGAACTGGTGATTCCCATGAGCCAGTATCTTCATTTAAACTCCATGAGTTATAAGGCTTTGGCAAAACAAATGCATCTATATTTTCAATATACAAATACCCTGGTGATGGAAAGTTTTTTCTAAGTGGTACTCCACCCAGTCTATGTTCTCCTCTAAATGTATTATATGAAGCCTTAATCCATGTACCTCCTAGGTTTTCTACAAACCAGTCGTAACCTTCATTTGGTAGATTGTCATTTCCTACAAGCACTCTAAGAACAACATTGTTATTATCAATCTCTGCCCAACTAGACATTTTCTACCCTCCAGTCATCCTCATCGTTATTTTTTATTAATATAGATCCGTTTTCATTATATCTTATAGCAGAAAGTTGACCATCAATAATTTCAACCCATAGTCTTCCTTCGGATTCAGAAACCCAAATGGACATATTTTCTCTGTCCTCCAATAAACTTGAATATTTAATTTCAGTTACTTCTTTTTCTATCATGGTACGTACCCCAAATTTATTCTTGGACCAGAACCACCAGAAACACTACCACCTATTGGAAATAGTACTACACCTAAATAATTAAATCTAGCTGCTGATGGAATAGTATAATTTCTTCCATTTGTCCAGCCTGGCAAAGTGTTACCACTTGCATCGGTAGCACCAATTTGAGTAAAGGTTTGTGATCCTGTTGGTGTTGGTGAATAAAAATATTGGAATATCCATTGAGGTGAACTGGTTGACCATCCTGCAAATGAGGCGTAGCCTGTTGAACCAGAGGATAGTGATCCTACCCAAGAAGATCCTCCTGTGTAAATTGGAATTGATGGTATTTGACCTATCGATGATGAATATGCTGGCTCAGATGTTCCGTTAGAATTTATAGCTCTTACTGCAAGTCTGTAGTACAAACCTTGATCTGATGAGCCCTGCATAAATTGTGGAAATGAGTTAGATGATGATGTTCTATTTGGATACATTGTAAAATATTGCCAAGGGTAATACTGTACGCTATTTGCTGCTATTGTACGATCTGAATATGATCCCCATGAATTTCTGTCTCCCCAATATGTTCCATCATTTGAGTATTGCCATTTATATTCAAACGAAGTTGGTGATCCAGTCCATGAACCATCAGATGATTTAGATAAAGTTGATCCACTTGATGCGCTTCCACTTATTGTTGGTATAGAAGTATTTGTAGGAATTCCAGATGGTGCAGTTACTACAGTAGCATTTGGATTTGATCCAGGATATCTAACTATAACTATTCCAGATCCACCCTGGCCAGCACCTATGTATTGATCTTGGTTTTTTCCGCTTCCTCCGCCACCAGAACCTGTATTAATTGATCCAGCAACTCCAGCACCTCCCCATGGTGCAGGTCCACCACCAGAACCACCTCCGCCAGTCACTGTTATGTAATCAGATGATCCTCCACCAGATGCAAAAAATGAATTGACTCCTCTTTGACTTGCTAATGCCCAGTCTGCATATAATGTTGTTCCATTTCCAGGAGAAGTTGATGTTGCTGAAGATCCTGCTCCACCTCCACCACCAAGTCCTCCGTTATTACCCTGACCACCTATTGTTGCTGAGCCAGCAGGAGAACCTCCACCACCAGAGCCACCATTTTGTCCAGTTGAACCATCTTGAGAATTAGTACCACCGTATGCGCTTAACCCGCTACTTGAACCACCACCGCCACCACCAATTGGGCCACCCAATGAACCAAACGTAGATCCAGTGCCATTACCACCTCTTACGCCAACTGTTGTATATGATGTTGAGCCTCCGCTACCAACAGTAACAATATAGTTTCCTGGTGTAAGTGATGTAGATGAAGTATAAATAACTCCCCCTGCTCCACCGCCATATGTATTGTATAGTGTTGAGTGGTGCATTCCACCAGCTCCACCACCGCTAATTGTTAAAACTTCTGCTGTGACTGGTGCTGCAACTGCTAGTGTTCCAGAAGATGTAAAAGTGTGATAAACATAACCATTGTATGTTGTTAATATATTTTCACCAGTTGCTAGAATTGCAACTCCGTGTTTTTTAGATAATGCTCCTAGTAAGGCTGGCTTCATGCAATGTCTCCAGTAACTAGCCAACTATTGGAACCACGGTATATTAAAACGCATGATGCCCATTGTCCTGCAAGTTCTGGAGCTGTTGCTACATTACCTCTTGAATTTATTGTTACTCCAGAGCCCTGCTGTATTGTTGTTTTACCAGTTCCAGATTGTACTATTATAATCTGTGATCCAACTGTAAAATTTTGAGAGCTAGAAGGTGGAATAGTAACTGTATTTCCTGCTGAAACAGACATTTCAACTATCTTTCCATCATCAGATATGTCTAGAATATATGATGCTGTTTGTGGATTGATTGTTATATGTGATATTAAATTTCCACTAACAGATACAGTAGAGGCTGATACCGTACCAGTAAATGTGGGGCTTGCCAGAGGTGCTTTTGCATCTAATGCTGTTTGTGTTGCGGTTGAAATTGGCTTATTGGCATCGGTAGTATCGTCAACGTTTGATAACCCAACCATAGATTTTGTAATACCAGATACTGTCCCTGTAAAAGTAGGTGAGGCAATTGGAGCATATGTTGTTGAAGCTGTTGAAGACGAAAGCTTGGTATCAAGTGCTGTCTGGGTAGCAGTTGAAATTGGTTTAAGGGCGTCTGTAGTATTATCTACATTTCCAAGTCCTACCATTGATTTGGTAATACCAGCTACCGTTCCAGTAAACGTTGGAGATGCTATTGGTGCCTTAGCTGCAATAGAATTTGTTACAGTTGTTGCAAAAGCAGCGTCCCCTCCTAAAGCATCAGATAATTCCTTTAATGTATTTAGTGTTGTTGGTGCTGAGTTAACTAAGTTTGATATTGCTGTATCTGTATATGCTGCCGCTGCAGTTTGTGCTAGTGATGCCGCTCCAATTTGTTCATACACAGAGCTTGCCTCTGCTGTTGTTAAATATTGTGGGTGTGGATCTGCTGCCGCTTCGTGTGTTGTTACTCCAGAATTACTTCCAGTAATAGTTACCGTATTTGTAGTATTGTTTGTGGTTAATGATATGTTAGAGCCAGCAGTTAATGTCAGGGTATCTGCCTGTTGATCTGCAGAAACTGTAGTCTGTCCAGAAACCGCTATGCTAGAAAATGTATTAGGTATTACTGTTCCAACGGCTGCAAGAGATGCCCACTTTAATCCTGTGGCGGTGCTGCTATCTGATAACAAAGCGTAATCATTTGCTCCTGGAGTTATTGTAGAAACACCAGTTCCAGTCCCAACGGGCATGGAGCCTTTTGTAGAACTAATTAGTGATGTTGATATAAATGTTGAGTGGGTGTGCCCAGTTGTGGCATATGATGAGTCATGGTTATGCGTTGTTTGAGAATATCCAGTTAGGTCTGCAGATGTTAAATAGTTTGAGTGCACATGTGCTGATAAAGAATATGTGCCATCATGATTATGTGCTGATGTAGCATATACCCCAGTATGGGTATGTGTTGTCTGTGAATAGTTATTTAGCTGGGTATCGATTGCCTGTGCAAGTGCCTGTATATCTGCTGGGATATTTGGATCATCTATTGCTACTGGGTATGGAAACCCTTTACTGGTATTTGGCATGTATTCTCCTAAACCTCAATTATACCCCAAATTAGATTGACAGGCAATAACAACATAGGTATACTAGATATATAAAGATATAGGTACCTATAGACTAGACGAAAGGCCATAATGTCTTCAAAACCTCATTATGATGTTTTAATTGCTACACCAGGAATGTCTTTTGACGTCCAATATATTCACAGCATACTACAGACTACTTCTTTCTTGTCTTCAAATAACATAAAGTGGAAGTTTTTAAACAACTACTCCTCTATAGTTTCTGTGGCGAGAGAGCTAACTCTTAATGATGGTTTGGTTGATTCTTCATTCCCAGGAAATGGTGAATATACCTACGATAAGATATTTTGGATAGACTCTGATATAAGCTGGGAAGTAAAAGATTTTATAAAAATATTAAACTCCGAAAAAGATGTAACAACTGGGGTATACCCAGTAGTATTTAAGAATAAGGCTGCTATTATTAAGGATAGGGAAGTAGACTATACCTTGATGTCTCCAGAAGAGATTTATGAATGTGGTGGGTCTATGCAAAAAATCTGGGCATCTGGCATGGGGTTTATGTGCTTGAAGTCTGGAATAGTAGAAAAACTAGAAAAGCCATGGTTTTGGAATCCATACATAAAGTTTTTAGATAAAGATGGCAACTATTTTGATAGAAGAAATGGTTCAGAGGATATAGGATTTTGCTCTAAGATAAATGATGCTGGGTTTGAAATATGGATGGATTCCTCAGTAATAGTTAAACACCACAAATCAGTTGGATTTGAGATTGCGAGACCATAATGAAAAAAAATAATAAAAATAAATCTATTAGGGCTTCTAAAAGAAGCGATAAAAATAAGAAAAGAAAGAAAAAGTCTAGCAACTCTCATTTTTCTACCAAGCCTTCTAGTAAAAAAAGACAATCCCAGAGAGCTGCGAACATGCTTGAAAAATATGTAAAGCAGATGAATCTAGATAACAATAACAATAATAATGAGGAGTCAGCCAAAGATGATAAATGAGGTACCAGATATATTCGAGTATAACCCTATATTAAATGGCGGAACAGAAAGAATGGGTTTAAAGTTCCATAACCATGTTTTAGATAAAATGAATAATATAAAAAAGTATAACTGTGTAATAGTCCCTGGTTGTAGAAATAATCTTTTACAGGAATATGTTGATAATGAGGATAAAGAAATTATCATGTGGGTACATAACCTACCATCCCAATTTAGCTACGAGACCCTAACTCTAATGAGGTCACATAAATTTATTAAAAAGGTAAAGAAAATAATTGCAGTTTCTGAATGGCATAAAAATGAAATAATAAAGGAAATAGGGATCGATGAGAACCTAGTCCATGTAATACACAACACTTTTGACCCAGTTGAAAAGGATCTGGAAAAGTTTAATGATGTAGACAATGTTAAGCTCTTATGGACTTCAGGGGGAGAAAGAGGTTTAACAATATTGTTGAACTCAATTGTTGAGCTAGGTGATAAAAATATAACACTTAATATACTTGGTAATGGAGTTCCTGGCTTATTTGATGAACATGGACATGCTTCAAATATCAATCATCCTGGCATAAAGTATCATGGAAGGGTATCTAAGCGTGAGGTATTAACTCTTCTAAAGGAGTCACATATTTTTGCTTACCCATCAATCTACAAAGAAACTTTTTGTATCTCTCTTGTAGAAGCTATTTCTGCCAATATGGTGACAATATATCCTAAATTAGGTGCCCTTGAAGAAATAGGCTCTGGTATAGGAATATCATACGACTATGAAGATGATTATAAAAAGCATCAAGACATACTTACGGAAAATCTATCTAAGTCAATAAGCCTGATAAGATCTGGTAATTATAACCCAGGAAATCAGTCAGAACTTATGAATGAAAAGTATTCTTTAGATAAATTTATACAATCTTGGTTAACCCTAGATAAAGAATTATAATAAAAAAGCCAGTCTTTCGACTGGCCTTTAAATTTATTTATTAATTATTACGCTTCTTCTTCTGCGCCTGGGTCAGAAGTTATTGGTCCCAATTCAGTATCCTCTACTCTTGATACAAGAGCTTCCAATTCTGGGGTTGAGTCTACAAGTTCTACCTCTTCTAAACTTATGATAGAATCAAAGTTTTCTACTTCATACTCTGTTGCAACAGTATAAACTGCTGCTCCATTAATTATTGTTTTTAGTAATTTGCTCATTTATATTCTCCTTAGTACCAAATTACGACTGCGCCGTCGCCGCCTTCTCCGCCTGGGAAGTTTGTTGGTCCACCTGCTCCACCACCGCCACCGCCGAGTCCACCTGCACCTCCGAAGTAGAAATACTCTCCATGTGGTTCTTGACCTTGTCCTAGGAATCCAGCTCCACCCATACCTGCAGAATAAAATACTCCGTTAAATAGTGCGCCTTGTCCTCCACCTGTAATACCAGCTCCACCTCTAGGGTTTTGTCCAACATTTTGCTGGAATTCTGAAATACCAGTTCCTGATCCCCCACCGCCTGAGTTTGTTCCGCTAATTCCTGGATATCCATTTCTCATGGATCCACGATATAGCATTGATGATGTTCCTGGATCGACTCCTAGGTTAAATTGACCATCAGTTGCTTCAATAGTTCCTAGTGTTGCTTTATCGTAAAATACCCATCCTTGTCCGAGACCGCCGTTTCCGCCAGATCCCATTCCAGCTGTTGTTGATGTACCAGCACCTTGTCTTCCACCTAATCCACCATATGCAATGATGTTATTAAATTTAGTAATTCCTCCGACTTTACCGTGTGCTTGTGTGGTAGATTGGTAACCAGGCATTCCGCCTTTACCAATTGTAGCAAAATATGTTTCTTCTGCCTCAACGTGTACGTATCCGAGAACAACTGCTCCTCCACCACCGCCACCTGATCCTGCGCCAGTAAATCCCATTGCTCCACCGCCACCGCCACCGATTACTGCAACAAATACCTTGTCGATACCTGCTGGTGCAATCCATGATGAGCTTGATAGAATAATGGCTTTTGGTTTTTGTCCCAAGATGCTCATTAGTGGGTGTTCTTGATTTGTGTTATATGATAGTGACATTATTAGATACCTTCCGTTCCGCTGATGTAAATGCTTCCACCGACTGGGCCAGAAACAAGAATCTTGTCACCTTGATCAACTATGTGAGATGAATCAATGTGTAAAGTTCCTCCAGCTGGTACAACCGTTGGTGATAGTAGTGGGAATCCGCCAATTCTTACAGAGAATTTACCCTGTTGTGATGTTGGATTAGTAATACTTATTCTGTTAACTAAAGCTTTGTTATCTACGCTTGCTATGTGAGCTTCAGCGCTGCCAGCTGTCAACACTCTAGCAAGTCTTATTGCTGTAGGAGTGTCTTTTGCTGTAGGAGCGGCTGTGAATAGTATTGTAGCTAAGTTACTTGATGAGTATGCACTTACAGACCCATCCATTGTAACAAATGCTATTTTAAATGTGTATGTTAGTCCTGCTGTAAAGGCTGTTCCTGGAAGGTCTACAACAACTTCTTCATGTGACCTTCTAGTGATACCGTTAAAGTAGAAAGGAATTGTAGTTTCTGTTGACCCTAATGTTGTTCCATTATAGTAAGTGGTTGTAGTACCGTCATTTGCTGACAATCTAAATCCACGTACGTTTGTTGGCCATCCATAGTAGGATGTTCCGCTACCTCCAGTTGCACCAGTTCTAATGTTTGGTGTAAATCTTAGTGTTACTCCGCCAACCTTTGGAAGTGAAGTTACTGTTGATGTAGGTGATATCAAGGCTGCAGAAGCATTTGCTACTGCTGCTGTTGTTATTCCATCATCTGTCAATGTGTAACAAACTAACTTGTTCCACCATGAATTTCTTGACCCAGCGGCATAAGGTATAAATACATAAGCTTCGTTGACTGTGCTTATTGTAGATGTATATCCTGGATTAACGTCTATTCTTCCGTGGTTAACTATACCGTACATATTTGTATCTCTTCTAGTTGGATACTTATTAATTGTACTTACAACTCCTCTGTTCCATGTTCCATACTGAGGAATATCGTTAAATCTTACTCCGTTAGTAGAAAATGTCATTGAGTTTGTGGCTCCAAATGTGTAGTCGATGTCTAAGTACCATGTGTTCCAGTAATGGTCATTACCGCACTGCCAGAATCTTAATTTTCCAGAATCTGTCCAGTTTTGTAGTGTTCTTTCCCATCTGTATCCACCGTTGGTGTTTGTCTCATCGTTAGATTGTCTCATTCTGTATTGTGCTGCTCTATTACCTGGCGTATCATGTACGAAGTAGGTAACTGTATCCAAAACCTTTGGATTGAACAGTGTAGAAGTTCCATTTGTTCCTAATATATAGGCACGAATATTTGTATCAGAGCCGCTGTCTGAATCTGGACCCAGGATAGCCATATAGAAGTTTGAGTTATATCTTCCAAGGTATGTTATTAAGTGTCCGAAACCTTTGTGAAATCTACTGCTAAGTTGGTTGCCTGACTGATTACTTGAGTTTCCAACAGCAATTGGTGTTCCGTATGGAGTTAGAACTCCAGTTTCTGGAATAAATCTCCATGTATTTACTACGTGAGCAACATATGAGTTAGATGAGTTTTGATATGTTTGCCCACAAACATAAGCTCCTTGATATTCTCCAGCTCCGAATTGAGTGAAGTCATCTATTGTTGTAGCTGATCCAGCAAATGAGTAGTACTGAAGGATTGTAGATGAAACCCACTGACCCTTTGTCCACATTCTATCTGATTTAACTGCCATTTGATTCTTTGTCGCAAAAATTTGTACTGTATAGTACTCGTTTCCTGCAGAGTTTGTTCTGTCGTTGAAGCACCAAACACCTATGTGATTTGATCTAAACCATGTGATATTTTGTATATATCTATTGCTAGTATATGTCATAGAGTTTCTCCATGAATTTAGCTTTTCTACAATTATTTCATTTTGAAATACTTTAGCTTCTCCACCATAATTTGGTACATGACGTACGTTTGCGTGGTTGTTATCAATATTTGTAACTACTGCAGTTTCTGCTATTTGTATATCTTCAGAATAAAATGAATTTACGTTCTGTGAAGATGATGTTTGATCTGTCCATCTTCTCCATCCAACTGCTGGTGCGTGGATCTTATAAATGTTAATCCAGCTGCTTGTGGAATCGGTTGATGTTGTTCCACTCATTGTTGCAAAGTAAATATTATCTTCGTTGTCTTTTGTTATTGGTATCATTCCAGTAGAGTAGTCATCTGGGAGAGTCATTTGTCCGTGACCAGCCACCGTAATCTCAGAAACAGCTAGTGGTTGATTCTCTAGACCGTTTGCTACTAAATTGATCTTATACGCAAGAGGGAAATCAAATTGATCGATACCAGTATCGTTTCCTCCGAACAGAAATATTTCTGTACCGTCATTCATCTGTAGGGTGTTTCCATGTCCCCAGAAATTTAGGTAATTACTTCTTTGAGGTCCTGTTAGAACCGCTGTCTTTGTTAATGGCATTTATTTATTCTCCTTGTTTTCTCATACTACTTTGCTTAGTATGCACCCATTAGGGCTAAAATTTTTGTCGAGCTATCTGCTACACGAGTCCATGTAACTCCACTTGCTGTTGAAGAATCTGCAGTCAAAACATATGAGTTCTGACCTACTCCAACTCTAACTGGTGTTGATGAAGCGCTTGCAACAATTATATCACCTTTCGTTGTAAGGGTCGATTTCTGGATCCTTCCATTTAAGGCGGTTGTTACTGTGGAGGCGAAATTTGCATCGTCTCCGAGAGCTGCTGCCAATTCATCTAAAGTATCTAGAGCGGCTGGAGCCCCCAAAACTACTGAGTTGTAGTAATTCTGAAGTTCTGTTAATTTTGTGCTACCTGCTGAGTTTACAGCTGAAATTTGTGATGTACCTGCTGACTGAACTAGCGCTACCTGAGATGCTCCAGTAGACTGGATATCTGCTACCACAATGTTTCCAACGGTAGTTTGTACAGACTTTGATATAAGCAACAAGTCCTGCGGAGTTGTGCTTGAAGTTACTGCGTTTAATTTTGCTTGCAGTACTGTGCTATAGTTAGTGAAGCTTAGTGTCATGTTTAAATTTTACCATCCCTTTTCTGCTCTGTCAAACCCTTTATTTGTAGGCTTTTTGAGACTGTTTTTTTATTTTTTTGCTTCATAATACTAGTCTGTCAGGGCGTAGATAAGTGCCTGTGGGCTGTTTGCTTCTAGCAGGTCTAATCGACCATCTAGATCATTCAAAGATACAGATATCTGTGCTGCTCCCGTTCCTGTTAGAGCTGTATTAATTTCTGTTATCGCTGCATTTTTTGCAGTTGTTATGGCTGCTGTTGCAGTATTAGTCGCATTTGTACCAGCAGTGCCAACTGCAGAAACAGCTGTTGATTGTGCTGAAGTAATGGCAGTAGTTGCTGTTGTTTGGGCTGAAGTTACAGCATTTACAGATGTTGTCTGTTGGGCTGAAACTGCGTTAACGGCAGTAGTTTGTGCAGCGGATGCTGCCGAGCTAATATTATTAATTGCTGTAGTTGTAGCAGAGTTAATTTCTGCTAATTTTGCTGTTACAAGGTCTACGATAGCTTGAGTATTAACTCCTCCGAGTTGTGCGATCAATGCATTGATTTGTACTGTTGCTGCTGCAGTTGTTGCATTATATGTAGATAGAGCTGAGTTGGCTGTTGTCTGAATGAGACCCTGTTGGTATAAACCCTCAGCAACTACTTTTCCTAATGATAAATTTTGTGTGGCCGCTTCCAGGGCCTTCATTTGAATTAAAAGTTCTTTTGAGTCAACAATGATTGTTGCTACTCCTGATGCTCCTGTTACCGCTGTTCCAGTAGCTGCATTTGTTACTGTAAACTGTGTAGGAGATTTTGTTGCTACCGCAACGCCTTGTAGATTAAATGCTGCTGTAGACAATCCAGTAATTGTTACTGTTTGTCCTACTGCAAATGCGTTGTTTGCTGTATAAGTTACTGTGCCACCTGCTGCTGATGCAGCGGTTACTGTTGCAGTAAGCGAATTGAGCTTAGCATTGATTGTTGCTTCAAGATTTGTGAAATTAAGTGACATGTTTACCTCTATAGAAGTATAGCATTACTGGTATTATAAGCCAGCGAGTACTAGGGCTTCTAGATCCTCCAGTTCTGCCTTTGTGGCAAATTGACTTACATCGGCTGAGCTAGTTTGTACGCTGTTATCGGCAAACCTAATTCCGCCCGATCCTACCTGCACTGTTCCAGTAAATGTTGGATTGTTCTTTGGGGCATAAATTGTTGAAATGTCGACATCTTCCCATTGTCCAGTAGTTGAATTAAATAATATTGCGGCTCCATTAACTGGGCTAGTAATAGCAACATCATGAAGTTCGCCTATCTCGAATCCGTTTTGAACTTTGACAAATATAGACCCAGTATTTTGTTGTGCTCTTATAACTATTCCAATAAATACTAAGTGAGCAGGGGATACTGGTTTATTTGCTGTTCCAAATATTAATGATCCTGCTGTTGGGCCTAACCATACGGGATCTCCTTCTTGAGCTGTTGATGTATCAATGCCCTCTATCAATCCCTCTGTAACTACCGTTCCAGATGATCCATTTGTTAATGTGTTTTCTAAAATTCCAAATGTTTTAGATGATGTCGCTTCTCCTGAATTTGATGCAAGAGAAACTCTTATTTTCCCAGACGCTCCAACTGCTCCAGAAGCATATACCGCTTGTCCTTTATTAATTGTTGCCCCAGTATTATTTATAACCTCTTGTGATATTTTAGATGCTGCTGTAACTGTAGCTGATGCAGCTGATAAAACAATTCTATTGTTTGCGTCATCGTAGGTAGCACTTACATTTGTATGTAGATTATGTGTAAATAAGGAGGCAACGTCATCTTGTGCTTTTTCTACGCTATTGTCTATTACTTTCCATGCTTCACCGTTCCAAATGTACCCTTGGTATACCTGGTTTAGCGTGGGGCTGGAAGGAAAAATTGTGGCCATATTCTAATTATACCTCATTTGAATATTTTAGACCTTCTAAAAACTTTTTTATAGTATCCAGTAATGCTTGTTCTTAATAGCCATTGCTGCTTATCTCGCTCCTGCATTAAATGCTCTGCTTTTTCCGATTTCCAGACTTCATCAGTCTTTATTGGAATAATTTGAACAATTGGGGTTCCAGCTGGAATAATTCCAGTAAAGTCTTTTTTAATAAAAAACGGTACCTTTCCTTCACCCATATAGTTATCAGAATCAACTATTCCACTCAGGGTATAGAATGGCAGGTCCGTTCTATTAAGGGGATGAGTCATTAATAGGCTATACCCCTTGGGCGCTTTAGCACCCC